CTGCTGTCCAAAAAACCTTTGATACAGTGACTTGTCGTATGTATATTGTCCGTTGACTTCTAGTTCTATAACATTAGTTGTTGCAAGCACGTCAAGGCTTGTGATGTCGTACAGCGATGGTGGTAAGTCATCTGCAAGTGGATCTAGGATTTGCATTTCTAGACCTGAGATTTGATCCTTTACTCTGACGTCAAACGTGTAGGAAGATTCAATGAACTCTATCTCTGTGACATCAGCTACAGCTTTCTCCTTGTAAAAGTCTTTGATATAAACAACCTTGCCAACATAGCTTTGTAAGTCTTCGTCAAGATCAGACTGCAGACATGTAAGAGTAACCGTCACTGGGTTCTCTGGCTTTGACTTACCAATGTATAAAGCAGGGTGCTTCTTGTCATTTAAGACGTAGTTCAATGATGCTTCGGTAGTACCATCTGTGATACGTTCACCAATCATCTGCAGCAGCAGCCTACTGTCACTGCCTGCGGTTCCTCCTACTAAGATTTCTCTGTTGAGTTTAGCTTCAGGAAACAGTCGCTCATCGTTCTGTATATATGTAATCGTTCCGAGGTCAGTTGTAGATACTGTCTCACGTTTCATTACATAGTGATTATTACTATCAGCACCAGTTGTTGCGAACTTGTATCCAGTAAAAACGACATCTACTTCGTACTCTGTGCCTTGATACAGCTTTGATTCAATCTTTGCTTCTTCGTATTCCTGTGTTAAAGGGTTATATGTTTCTAGCTTGTACCAAGCAGCACGGTTGTAGTACTCGTACCCTTTACGCCACTTGACCCAATCACTGTCTAAATCGTATTTTTCAATAACGCTGCGATGCACAGAAGAGCCGTACCGCCGATCACTTGGATAGAGACCAGCGGCACCTTTAGCTCGACCTTTGCTTATGCTTTTACTTTTCTTGAAAGCAAAGGAGTTGGGGTTACCAAAACCATTCTGCTTTCTAGGCATTAGTACCAGCCGCCTTGTGCACCCAACAACGGGCCATCGTTAACGACAACATCACTTTCACGACCTGCCCACAGTGTCCTTCCTTTCGGAATGTAGAGCGCACGGAATTGAGCTTCTGTGCCTGTCTGAGGAACGGGAGCGAGAATCTTAGGCATCTCTTCCCAACGTGTCACATTACCGGATGTGGTGGCTGATTTAAAGCTTCCAACAAACATACCTTCGCCAGGACGTAAGTAATCAGAAGCATTACTCATATACAAGTTAATTGTGTGCGCAATTGTCCCACGTGAGATTGCATAAATGTCTTCAATAATGCACCCATCAGATTGAGAGCCATCGACAAGCAGCAGTGCTGTGTTTGTTCCTACCACGTCGATTGCACCAACAGCTGCTGTGTTCAAATCGATCACATTATGCATTACGCGATCGACCAAAAGCGGTTGCTTATTAGTAGAAGTAGCGGCCATGATTATTTACCTCGTTTGCCTGTTTTCATATTAATGCCTCCACCAGCTGCTTGTTCTGCACTAGGCATACCAGGCATCAGTGAAGGACCGTTGCTGCCAGGGAATGCTCCAGGGAATGCACCGGGAGCTGGAGTAGCAGGCAGACCTTGCATACCTAATGCACCTACACCAGGAAGACCACGCGCCTGTGCTTGTTGAGCCAGACGTCCACTTTCCATACCATCAGGTGCCATCGATACACCAGAAGTGTCAGGCTGCTGTTGCATACCAAAAGGCATGTTATTCATTTGCCGACCTAACGGAAAGTTTTGCTGCAACCCTGAAGGTCCAACTTGCATTGGGTTGACTGCATCAGCACCCATCTGTGGGTACACATTTCCAGTATCACCGTAAGGATGCTGACTAACACCATTGAAACTTGCAGGCTGGTTACCAAGACCAGTCACGTTCATTGGGTTATTGTTTTGCGGACCACCGGGCAACAGTGCATTTTGTTGTGCAATCTTAAACCGATTAGGGTCAAGCATCATTGCATTATCTTTTTTGTCCATGTCAAACCTCACGATTGCGGTTATTCAAGCCAGGGAATCCTTGACCACCTTTAGCCATCAGGTTTAGACGACGGTCTAGTGCGTCATATTCCATATCTTCAGGGTCTTGCTGAGGAACGTTAGTGCTTGAAGTTTCTGTCATTACACTTCCAGTCTGGTTCGCAAGCTCTTGAGCACGAAACGGTTGATTACCTGGGCTATCACCTTGTTGGAAATTGCTATTCTTTCCTTGAATAAGTTGATTAACAGGCAGGTTGGTAACACCTCGTTCATCACGAGTTGCCGCAACTGCGGAACCTGCACCATCCTCCATTACAGACTGAACGCCTTGAATGTAAGAGTTTTGACCTGACTGTGCAAGAGCAGCCCGCTTTTTACCTTCGTAGTCATCACTACGGATTTTATGGGAAGTCCAACCCCCTGAAACAGGATTCATAATTTTACGGTGTTATTCCTTTGTCTATTCTACACTTAACGCCAGTTATAGCTAAGCATCATTCTTGAACCAACTGCTGTATCTGCAGGTCCAGGGACGGCCATAATAAATTCGCTTCCCGCTCTCTCAAACGCATAACGACGTACCTCAGGACGACGATAGTTAGGAACATAGAGAGTTTCAGCCAGCCTGTCCACCTCTCTAAGGTAGATTTCACGGAAGTATTCATCGCCTTTAAGTGGGTCAGATGTATTGATTGTCCGCTGAACATCACCAGCGATTACTTCTTGCCTTGATGGGTTTAGAATACGGCTGCCATCTTGATCAAAGTAATCGTCAGGAATTGCGGCACTTGCTTTCCATGCAATGTCACAACGTTTGATGTGGTAGACAATTTCGTTATACCAGAGCTCATCTGGTACCAGTGCCATGGCTTCTTCTAATCGTGCACGGTCACCGGCAGGGATTTGTGCACCTGAATTAAATCCAAGGTGATAGCGTACTTTAGACTTGAGATAATCGTCTAACTGCATCACAGAGTACCGGGGTTATTGTAGATGTCTTTGAGTACACTTTGCAGTTGAAGACGGTCCATAGCACCTAGCTCACCTGTTGATTGCAACTTGGCAAGCATATTTGCAGCAGGTGATTCTTTGACCATCATTTGACGTACGCCTAGACCTAAGCCACCACCAAGGATTGCTCCAACTAAACCGCCTGCCATACGACCACGAATTCCGCCACCAAGCATGAAGCCAGGAACTGCACCTAATGCAGCACCGGTGCCCATGGCTGCAGCAGAGTCAGGCTTTGATTGTGCATCTGATAATGCTTTTGCATACAGAATATCTTCAATACTGCTAGCCATAATCGACGTAATTACTGTATTACTAGTTTAACTAATAAAGATAAGGTCTTCTTCAATTAGCTGTTCCCAGTTGACACGTGGGATATTCTCCAGTTGTTTTAGATTATTAAAACGTTCACCTGACAGTGACATTCGCATCTCTACAATTTTTTTAGCAGTAGCATACCCAACTCCAGGCAGGCGTTTTTGAATGACTTCTGCAGTAGCAGTATTCAGATTCAAACGCACATCCTCAAGAGGCACAACGCGATTAGGAGCTTTTTCTTCTGGAGGTGGTGCAATCTGAGGTGCAGTCACTTTAGATAAACGTCCCTTGTCTTTGTCATATGGCACTAACTGCTCAAGTGTTAAATAAGTAATGTTGCCGCCTGAATCACGCACCATTGCAAATTCTTTATCGTGCTTACTGATAAATTCAACCAGTTTTCCTGTCTTTGTGTCTTGAAATAGATTACTCATGTTTAGTTATCACCTATACCCCATATTATAGACACAAAAAAGAGCCCCATTTAGAGGCTCTTGTTTATTGCTGTTGTGATCAGTTGGTTTCAGAACCAGCTTCCACAGCGTAAGGAATATGCACGTCGTCTGCATCAGGTGCAGCGTCAGGCAGGAAGTAGCAGACTTCAACCAGAATGGCAGAAGGGCTGTTACGGCAAGCACCAGCAGAGGGGTCCAGGCGAGCCTGAAGGTCTGCACTGGTGGTGACCTGAATGGGCACAGTGGTGAGAGGATCGGTGAGATCGCCAGTAGAGGCGGTATCAACGATGCTCAGCATGGGGTCGACCCAAGCACCGACGGGATTGAAGAATCCAGTAGTGCCATCGCGGGCTTCGTCCACGGTCACGCCATCGTTGGCGGTGAGCACAGGAGCGATACCAGCACCATCAACGGTGATGGTTGAGGTTCCGGGCAGTTCACCGGTCACTGCATCACGCAGAGAGTCGGACTCGCGCACGCCGGGGGCGGACACGGCTACCTTGTAAACCTTGGCACCAGCAGGGAGTTCGAACGGACGATCCTTGCGGGGCTTGTCGTCCTGACGCAGGTCGGGAGACAGGATCTTGAGGTCATAGGTGCCAGCCTCAAGAACGGTGTTGCCATCAGCATCGGTGGTCAGAACGCCGTAGTTATCGGGGTTCAGGACCAGAGCACCAACGTGACGGAAAAACACGCAGCCGGGAAGTGCGACCACACCTTGGTCGCGATAAGCGTTGAGATGAGCAACGTAGTTACCGGGGAAGATTTTGTTATTCCAAGGAGTACGTTCCTTATCGTTGAAGCTAAAAGTGTTGTTTGCCATTGTTAGTTACCTCCTATCAATATACGAAAGAGTAACCAACCGTAATGAAATCCTTATTCAGGGTTTCAAAACCGGCGAACAGAGACCAGATCATGATGATGAAACGGCTGAAGTCGTCGTTGTTGTTCAACAGAATCTGAGCATTGTTACCACCAATACCCACGCCCACAGCCTGAGGACCGAAGAAGATCAACTGAGCAGCGCCGTAATCAGCAGCGGCAGCAGTCGCATCGGTAATAGTCAGGTTGTAAGAGGTTTCAGGCAGGTTGGTGGACTCGAACCAACGGACACCCTCAAACAGGAAGCCAGTCGGCATAACGGGTTGACCAGCAACAAAGCCAGCTTGACCGTAAGCAGGACCCATGCCTTGGAAGAAGTTGGCAGAAGGACCAGTGATGGGGTTCATCGGATCGATGAGGCCCTGTCCGGGATAACGTGCGATCTCGCGGAAGTCACTGTTCTGACGCAGGTGCATCATTGCAGTGGGATCACAAATACAGCGGTAGTAACCGTCAGCGAAGGTCGGAACGTTGCGCTTACGCATGTCCTTGACCACTTCCAGCAGGTCGGTCTTGACGTCGAACTTGCCGGATTCGCCAGCTTCGTATTCGACACCCAGGTCACCAGCAGCGGCGACGGAACCTTTTTCTTTGCCGCCGGGCAGGTAGTAACCACCTTGCTCGTGACTTGCGCGGCCACAGGCTTCAGCTTTCAGAAGCTCGTTAGCAAACACGCGATCACGCCAGCGACGATAGTCGTCAAGCAGGGTGAGTGAACCGATGGACTGGTGGAAGACGTTCAGGTTACCGGTGTCCAGCAGCAGACGCTGGGCGGTAATCAGGGTCTCACGAGCCACCTTGAAGGTAGAAGGTTGAGTTGCGTCGCGGGAATCAGCAGGGCCGGTGTACTCACGCAGAGTCACGAGCACCTTGTCCTTGACGATGTTACGTGCGGAAGCAGATCCAAGAGTTTGATCAGCAGTCCGCTCACGGGACTCCTTGGTACCAGGCTTACCCCAGAAGCGGTAGCGATCCAGTTGGACCGTCTGACCAGGCTGCTTGGAGAAATCATGCACAACCACCGGCTCTACAGCCATCTCAATGATGTAGGCGGGGTGGGGACGATAAAGCTCTGCACCAAGAAGCTTCGGAAAATCATTATCAATCCACATAGGATCGTAACTCCGTAAGCTAAAAGGTTTATAAGCGGCTTCGACTTAGCCACATATATAGATATTACTGACATTAGCTATACTATATCAGTAGTACCCAAATATATTGAGGTAAATGGAATTTATTGATGATCGAGAATGGACGCCAGTTCATACATTACCTGGCTTTGAATCCTGCATTGAGTACTACGTTAATGAAAAAGGACAGATTAAAAGTACTAAAGGGCAGATCGAACGTATTCTTAAGCAACGCATTAATAAGAACGGATATGCACAGGTTAATCTGACCCAACGTATCGGACGAAAAAGCACAATTACTGTGACTATTCATAAACTAGTGGCTTTAGCTTTTCTTCCTCAACCAAAATCAATGCCAGGCAGAGCGAAAGGATGCACTCGTGTAACTCACATCGATGGATGTAAAACTAATAACTCAGTTGCCAATCTTAAATGGACTAAAATAGAAGAAAGTCCTAACTAAAAAAATGGCAGATAGTCTTGTTTTAACTGGCGTTCGTCAGGTTACTAAGCACACTGGCGACGAGATGGTGCGTCTTGACTACCCGCGTGGTGGCAATACTTGGCAGATCAAACGTTGGTGGGTCCAAGGTAACGGTGCTGTCTATGAGGACTGCACAGTCTTTAAAGTGACTGGTGCTGGTGGCTCTGGATATCTTGCGTTGCTTGCTAGCCCTAGTGTCAATGTTCGTATTGACCACGATGGTAACTTTGGCTTTAATTTTTACCAGATTAATGAGTTGGCACGAGCAGCTCTGTATAACGACAGCTGGGAGCTTGTTGAGCACTACGTGATGCCTCGCATCTCTGGTGGCAAAGTCATGACTGTTACGCCTCCCAATGGTGCAGCTAAGCCGGGTGGTGGTGGCACTCCTAATACAACAGTTGATTCAGCAACTGTCAGCGGCGATAACACACCCGTAGAGAACACGGCAGCTGTCTATACAGTGGCAGTTACTGGTGACGCTACTCCTTACACCTACAGCTGGAGTGCAACTGGTGGTACTGTCACTTCCGGCGGTACTTCGGCTTCTGCAACAATTACCTGGGGTGCAGCTGGTGCAGGTAGTGTGACTTGTTCAGTTAGCTCAACCAATGCAAACTTTGATGGCACAGATCAATCCGATACTCTCTCCGTAACTATCGCAACATAACACTGTAAGGTGGTAGCGGAGGTTATTGATTAATCTTTCTAGCAATAAAGCGGGTGTCTTCTACAGCACTCGCTGTAACTAATTCATTGCCAATCAGTGCTTCTACGTTGTAATCCAAACGGCGAGTGTTTCGAGCGTGGAAGCCAATATAAAAGAAGTCATGTAATCGTACGTACATTTTGTCGTACGGGTGTTCTTTACGCTCTGATGTATAGAGCCTGACATCTAACCAGCTATCAATATACGTGTTACCTGTTTTAAGGTTATTAAGATCGACACTAATGAATGAATCAGTAGAAGCCCTCTTATTAAATGTGATTTGTGCAGGTTCGTACGTGTTGACGATTTCTAAATCTTTTGTTGCATCGATAACTGCTTGTTTATACAAACTTGATGGATTAAGCTCTTCTGTACTTATCCTTGCACATTCCCAATAAGGTTCTTCAAAACACTTGAGTGTGAAATCAAGAGGTACGTCTGCATGCACTTTGACAAAATAGTTCTCTGCACCAAACAAACCAGTCGTACCTTTGTACTTCAACGTATAAGGAATAACTGTCACACGTTGATCCTCAGCACGTTGAATTGACGCACCGTTTGCAAAATTCAGCGACTTTGAAGCTGATAAGTTATGAGGTGCTGTATTGTCACTTGCTCCATAGATACGAGTGTGTTGGAGTATCTGATCTGTAACGTCCATTTCAACAGAGCATTCTTTAACTCTATTGTATTAGAGATATTCACTCACTAAATCACCACGCTCTTTTAAAGTTTTAATCGCTTTATGCTCCAGAGTACGCACTCTGTCACGGCTCATATTTAATACTTGGCCAATGGCTGTCATTGACATAGCTTCAAACAGCTCATCACCAATGCCATATCGCATACTGATTACTGCTGCTTGCAGGTCAGGTAAATCTCGAATCATGCTGTGCATATCTTCCTTGATCAAAGCTTTTTCAAGCAGCATCTCTGGAAGCTGTGTCTCATCTTCTAAAAGATCAATCAGCGCTGTGTCACGATTCTCTCCAATCTTGATTTCTAGAGACGTAGGCTGACGTGCTTTACACATTAGATCTTTGATGTCATCTACTGACAGTTCAAGATAATCTGAGAGTTGATGGATGCTTGGCATATAGCCATTCATCTGACTCAGTTCACGCTGGGCTTTCTTAAGGCGGTTGAGGTTCTCTGTAACATGAATTGGTAACCTAATCGCCCTCGATTTTTCAGCGATTGCGCGAGTGATCCCTTGACGAATCCACCAATAAGCGTAAGTACTAAACTTATAACCACGACCCGGATCAAATTTTTCCACACCGCGAACGAGGCCAATGGTCCCCTCTTGAATAATGTCGAGGAGTTCCATATTTCGTTTAGTGTATTTCTTCGCCACAGAAACGACGAGCCGTAAGTTTGCCGTGACCATCTTGTCTTTGGCTTTCTCACCTTCACGAATCTCCCGCTTAAGTTGTTTTAATGTGATATCACTAGCGGCTGCTAACCCTTCATTATCTAGGTTAAGGGATTCTTTCTGTTCTTTGATTTCCATCAACCGCTGAACTTGACGACCCAAGAGAATCTCTTCATCGTGCTCTAGAAGTGGAATACGTCCGATATCACGTAGATAAGCACGAACTGAATCACCTGAAATCTTTGGTTGCGACATATAATCTCTTTTGGGTATACATTAACTGTAGCCCAATATTCTAGCAGTTGTCAACACTTAACCGCGCATTCTTGCAAACCTAAGTGATTCTTTCGGAGCTTCTTGCCTGCCTTCTAATGCCTCTACTGCCATAGCTTGTGCAGCATGCTCATTGAATCCTTTGCTCTTATAGTTATCTTCGTATTGCTGATATTTCTCTACGCTACTTTCAAAATCTTCACCGTGCGTCAGCATCTCGGCTGTCATCTGATTAGCTGCCTGGTCAGGCACGCCATCAGTCTTCAGATGTTTCCAAATAGTCTGAAATACTTCAGGGTCTTGTTTTGGAGATTCGCCAGCTAAACGCACGGTATTAGTTACTTAGACTACTACGATTGTAGTAAATCTATCAACCATAACGTCTTGCAGCTGCTACTTCTTGTCCGAGGTCTGGGTTAAGTCCTTGTGCCATTGCTTTACCAATAGCGATGTCATTGAGGAACTTATCGCGGTCAGGACTTTGCATCACTGCATTGAGACGCATCAAAGCAGAACCAGACTGGTTTGCATACAGTGCTTCAGATGCACGAGTGGCTGCAAACTGTTGTGCTTTAACTTCTTGGTCAGATGCAGAAGAAACTTGAGAGC